CCAATATCTGTTCCAGTCCTACCGCCATTTGTTTCTGGGTTTGCGAGCATTGGCTTTCTGCTGAGCCTTACGCTCCAGTTCCTTGTTCAGTCGCTCCCGGAAGAGGTGGCTCTGCAAGTTGGTGAAAAGGAGGTTGTACACCTTGCCGTATTTCCATTCCAGGATCTCGTCCGGGTCCTTCGAGTAGTCCTTGGCCAGTGCAGTGATGGTAGCCATCTCGCCAACCACCATGGAGAATTGGGCAATGCCGGCTGCCTTCTCCTCGGCACTGGGCTCGTACTTGAGCTCAGTATGTTCTCGCTCGATCCAGTATTTAATGCCCATGAGGACCTCATACCAGTACTCGACAATTTCTGAGGTGTTCCTGAGACTCCATTTGACCCCAAGACATTGCATTCCTTCCTTCATCTTGTCGATGTCGGTCAGCTCCTTTTCAGTGATAATCCGGCCAAGTTCTATGCGTTGGCCGAACGTCATCTGACCGCCTTTTATGTCGATTCGCTGTATCATACCATTGTATAAATATCACGGAATGTCCAGACGTCTGGGAACTCTCCCTCAGGTTTTACATTGATTTTAGTTACAATTAAGTCTTCTGTGTCCGGGAATGTATACTCTTTGAGCTTCCATTCTCCCTTTGCATATGCTGGGATTAGGGGCCTTCCGCATAATATGCTTCCATACGGGTACAATGCCGTGACCAGGTTATTCGGAACAGTGTTAGTGCTTATAGATTCGGAGCCTACAGACTTGTCAACGGGTTTTGATTCAGTATTTTCAAAGGTTATCATAATTCCCCGCATATTAAATCCTTCGTGGATGATGTCTACCAGCCTGACAGGTTTAGGCTCGGGTGGAGCAGGAGGAATGGGCTTATACGCATCGAGACACCATTCTTGCGTTACAGTTAGCTCCAGTCCTACGCTGACCTCGTTGGCATCGAACCGAGGAGACGGATACAGAATCCTAATGGTGTTGAATATTTCCGGATGTCTGAGTCCCAATTCCGAAGTCTTCAAGAGATACAAGAATGGCCGAACCATCTGTTCCTCAATTTGATTCTTCAACTCCAGTCGTCCGATGGTGGGCGAGTTCTGGCTGAACTTCGTGTCGCCTTTGTAGGCATCGTTGGCCATCGGCTCGAACTTGCAGAAGTATATCTGCATGATGGTCCTTTGCTTCTGGTGCCCTCTGTAAGGAATATCATAGTAGCCAGTGGTGGGCTCCTCAACATATACAAAGTCAGACGATACCCGATTGCCGTCCGAGTCTGTTACGAATCTTTCCATCGTGTCCACTTTGACGTTCAGCATCCGAGCCTGGTCACACTCAAAGACGGCCAGAGGATTGACCATCTTGACTATGTCGCGGATGAGGGTTATGATGTCCAATATCATCGTTTTGCGGGGATTATGATTTTGGCAGACTTCATGCCAGTCGCCTTCGGCTTGATCTCAAATATCATTCGCATGATGAGCATGTCCAGGAAGTCCGGTGACCTGCCGAGGAGCTGCTTCATGGTGTCCTTGGAGATGAGCTCTCGCTTCTGCTCAGCGGAGTTCGTGTTCTTGGACTTGAGGACCGTCATCTCCTGCTTGATTTTCTCCTGAACTTCGGGAGAGCAGATGATGTGGATCTGGCGCTTGTTGATGAGCTCCGCCAGCTTGAATGCGCACTCCGACTTGATGTTGTTGTACGTCTTGGAGTCAATAGCTGACTGTCCTCCGTGAAACTCCCGGATGCCTTTCAGGTAGCTCTCCAAGTAGAACCCAAGTCCATCAGCGTCAGAGACGATGCTGGACCGGGGGACTTTCAGACCGGTGGCCAATTTAGCGATCTTCTCCTCCATCTCCTTGCCTTCCGAGAAACCTTTGGCAATGGGGATCCGACAGACCATGCCGTCCCAGGTTCCAACCACCCAACTGTCTCGTCCTTTCCCGGCAAGGTCAGTGCTAATGAACCGATTGCCCGTCGGGAGTACGAACTCATTGCTGAACATGTCGCACACTGCATCATAGTCTACCAGCCAATTCGGGTCATCGTCATACTCCCAGTTGCCAAAGACCAGTCGCTCGATCTGCGACTGGGTCAGGTTCCGGAGAAGCCCCTCAATGTACGTGTCTGGGAGAGTCTTGTTGTCCTGGGGCAGAGCTTTGACGAACCGACGCCAAGGAGGCAGCTTGTTCTCCTTCCATGGCTTGTAGTAGTCCGTGTAGAGAAAATTGTTTGACGGGTTGCAGGTGATGAGGAGTTTGGGAGCCAGCTTGTAGACGTCATTCTTCCACCGACCGATGGAAGCCTGGAGGTTGGTCTTTGCCTCGCGAATAAACTCGCCACCTTCTTCGATCCATCCCCGAGTCATCTGCATGGAGCCGAACCTCTCGTACATGGGGTCACTGGGGTTGTACTTGGCGTCGATCAGATAGATGCGGCTTTTGTTGTACAGTTCGAAGAAGTTGTATTGGCCATTGAAATGGTAGTAGTTCTCCGTGATGCCCCAGTGGGTGAATACCTCGTAGATGGATGGGATGGTGTACCGGACCAAATCGGCGGCTGTCTTACGCGCAATAAAATAAAATGTCTCCGGGTAGGTGAGGGCATCGCCGGCTATCAAGGAACACCCGAGGTAGGATTTGCCAGCACCTTTCGTGCCAGCATACAGAATGTCAGTGACTGAGTCATCAAGCCATAACCGAGCCACTTCCTTCTGCTTCTCGTTGCCTTTGGTGTCAAATTGAAGCCGGCGTCCCATTTTATTTTACCTCCATTCCTGTTATCTGTTCGAGAGTAATGCCCCCCGTCAGGTTGACATTGGTCTTGCGTCCTTGAAGTACCTGGATAAGGCTGGCAGCGTACTTACCAACCAGTGCTCCCTCAATCTGCTGGGAATTGATGGCGTCCTCGATGGTGCCACCAATTGCAGCTGCTACCGGGTCTCCCGTGAGCTCCTCGTACTCAACAGGATTGATGCCAGCAAACAGCCTAAATGATTCGGTGGTCATCGGGCGGGAAATGTATACGCTACAGTCTTCGCCATTCTTATTCTTGTGAGACTGGGAGAAATAGTTATCCTGCATGAATTTGCAGTACTCGATGAATGCAAAATAAAGCTCCTCCGCATCGGTGGGCTTTACAAATTCCCCGGCGTCTCGCCTTTTCTGTCCCTCCTCCATATAGGCGAGCGGACTCATTTTATATGTGCTTCGTGCCATGCCTCAAATATAATCAAACCTTATACAAATTAAAAATTTATTTCTGCACAACAATCCCCGGAGCGTTTGGCCCCGGGGATCTTTAATTTATTCGCTTACGCGAATGAGGGTCACGCCGAACCACAGGAACCTGATCGAAATGCCATTCGGCCAAATCATACCTTCATGGACCGTGGCGATGGAAGGGGTCCAATTACAGTACTTGGTATTAACCTCCGAGTATAAAGCCCAGTTCTTCCCGAGCTGCTTAAAGTGTTTTGCTTTCATGCTTGTTGGGTTTTAATTCCGTATGCGCGAGTGCCGTCCAGTATTTGTGGGTCGAGAGAAGGCCCAATTTGGCACCAATTCTACTGGACCAATTTGGCACCAATTCTACTGGACCAATTTGGCACCAATTCTACTGGACCAATTTGGCACCAATTCTACTGACTCTGTCAGTTCTACTGACTCTACCAGTTCTACTGACTCTACTCGCCTACGACTTCTTTTTGAATTTTTGAATCCGTCTCTCCGCTCTCTCCATCTGTTTGATGGATCGGCTCAATTTCCGTTTGGGACTGATCCACCATTGGCGGATCCCGCCGAAAATCGCGAACAGACCTATGATGGCCAACAGGTAAATTGCAATCATTTTCTACGCCTCCTTTCTAATTTGTTTTGTAGTTTGCGGACCTCAACCCAGTCCTCGTGCCGCATCCATTCCGGACGGGATAGCAGGGCCAGCTGACCCCGTGCTATTTGCATGGTGGTCTTTTTCAATTTGCGGGCGTAGTCCAGGACCTCCCGCTCCTCTTTTGAGTAGATCCCCAGCCATCGCCGGAACACTCCAAGTTTCCCAGTTGGGGGTAGCCCCAATTTCTCAGTTTTTTCCATAATAAACAATATTTGACCAGTAGTAAACAATAAAATTTCTTATTGTTTCTCACCTAAGTGATTGATATTCAATTGATTAGGCCCCCCAATTCTCCTCCCGAGAAACAATGTAAACAATGTTTCTGTGCACTCTATTTTGTGATTTTTCATTTCCTAAATTGGTCATAATTTTCCTCATATTTCCTATTCAGGTTTTCCTCCTAAATTATTGTTTACATTGTTTACAAGGGCCTAAATCATTGATATTCAATCGATTATCGAGAAACAATGATTGTTTATTATTGTTTCTCATTGTTTACTGCTGTTTTAATTTAAGTGATTGATTATCAATGATTTGGGATTCTTTCCATTGGAACAATAAACAATAAACAATAGGGGTCCCCCGGATTTTAGGGGAGGGGCTGTCGAGATTTTTGCCAATAAACAATGGAACAATGGTTTTATCAACTTTTGGGGCCGGGGGTCCCACTGATTTGTAAACAATGAAACAATGGTTTGACCAACTTTTTGGGCCGGGGCCATGGAAAAATTGTAAACAATGGAACAATGGTTTGACCAACTTTTGGGGCCGGGGGTCCTATTCCCCCGTGGACCCAAAGCCCCCCTGTCCTCTTTCAGTCGATTGCGGGAAAAGCTCGGCTTCCGACTCGAGAACTTCCACCCCGACATAGACGATCGGCATCACCAAACCTTGGGCCAGCTTCATCCCCGGCTTGAGGATGACGGGATCCTTGCCTACGTTCATGACGTGCAGATGGATTTCTCCTTGATAGTCTTCGTCAACCACGCAGGCTCCAACCTGTAGCTGGTACTTGGTAGCAATGCCACTCTTGTTGAACATGATGAGAGCACACCCCCGGGGTATTCGAGCTCGAATACCCGACGGAATGTTGATGCTTTCGCCCGGCCAGATCTGTTTGGCTTCGAAGTCTTCCGGGATGTAGAAGTCCAGCCCGGCGGACAGACCCGTTCCTCTGGTCGGGGTCTTGACATTTCTTACTTTTACGATTTTCATTTTTTAAAATATTTTTCGAGACGAGCTCGGTGTGTTGTGCCTGATGAGAGTGATGCTCCTTCTATGAAATTATACCGAGTGTGGAGAGGAAGCTCCTGGAATGCCTTCCTGAACGGTTGGCCTTCCGATTCGAATATCTTGCCCGCAGGATTGCCGGGCGTAACGTCCTTCATGTTTCGGGACTTGATCCACCACAAAGCCTCTTCCCGACTTATGGAACGTATGGAAGGTCTAACAGACCCCTTACGGAGCGTCATTTTGAACCACTGAGCCTCCGTATTGGAGTCATCTTCTTTAAACCATACCCTGTAATATCCGATAGCTATTGCCATAAGTTGTAGAATGTTTCGTGACACTTCTTGCGGTATGCCATCGGATCCTGCCGAATACTTTGGCACTTGAGAGGCTCTTTGGGTCGGTCGAGAATCTCCCGGGGCAGGACGTCGCTGAAAGCATCTTTGAGAATGCGCTTGTGAGTTCTGTCCTCCCGGGGCAAACGGAGAGCGAACCTGACAACGTCATGTCCCAGGAATGGTGACCGGAGTTCAACTGTGCTCCTCATGGAAGCCCGGTCAAGCCGAGGCATGTGGTAGAACGGAAGCTCTTGGAACACGTCTGAGAGCTGGGAGTCATAGTCATCAACTCGGCGATAGCCTCCGAAGAGTTCGTCAGCTCCATCCCCGGTCAGGATGACCTTCTCCTTGACCTTCTCCATGAGTCGGAACTGGGGGATCATGGAGCCCAAGTCGATGGGGGTTTCGTTGTAGCGGAGACACCTCTCCAGGCAATTATCATCTGGGATGGGGCCAAGAGAGGTGATAGAAACCCCTAAAAATTCGGACAATAGCATGCCAAATTTTGATTCATTATTCTCCACCATATAGAGATTAACCCCCAGGCCCATTCGATGAAGAATAGAGGCAACTATGGACGAATCCAGTCCTCCAGAAACCAAAGCTCCGACCGGGACTTTAGAGTACATTGCCCGGCGTTTTACGGACCTCTCGACCAAGCCCCGGAGGACTTCGGCGAACTCGGATTTTGCGAAATGACTCCGTTCCCCGATCCCCCATCTGTAGTAGTCCCTCCGGATAATGGTGGGCTTCACCTTCATGTCATCGAAGGAATAGACAGTATTCGGCATAGTGCGCTTAACATTGTTCCACGGAGTTCTGTCATCCCAGTTGTACCCCCATTTGAACACTTCCGACTGATAGTACCGGTCGAAGTCTCGGAAGTCCGACACCAACGGGGTTATCTCCGAGCAGATTTCCCCGAATTGGTTGTAGTAGAGTTGCTTCTTTCCGAGAGGGTCGGTGAAAGCAATAATTTGACCCTTCCGGTACCAGCATATTGCCCACATGCCATCCCAGTTGTTGGCTTCATAGATGATGTCTTCGAGACACGAGGATCCAAACAGGTCGAGAAGATACTCGACGTCGCTGGAATACCTCGTAGGATAGTTGTAGATCTCCCCCACGTAAAGAAGCCACCCATTGTTTCCGGCTAACTCTATAGGCTGAGCCATCCGGTCACCTGGCTCAGTCTGAATGGGCAAACGAACATGACCGAGGAACCATCCTCCTTCTGCGATCTGTCTGGACTCGATGCCCCGATGCTTGATCTGGTCAATGGCGTTAGCCCTTCTTGTTATACTTATTCCGCACATATCACTTGAGTTTATTTTTGAGAGCGTCCATGAGACAAACGATCCCTATTCCGATTATTACTGCTATTGCCAGCCCGATGATGATGGGCTCCTCATTTCCTCCTGCCACGTCTTTTCTTCTTTATGTCCTTCCGGACCTCGTCTACCGCAGCCAAGAATGCGATGTAGAATATGGCTGCTCCGGCCAATGTCACCAGAGTTAACCCAATTGCCACCTTAATCTCTACGCTCATCTTTCTTCGAGTTTTTGAGTATCTGTTGTGCCTTCTTTTCAATCCAGCCGAGGTAGCATTTGCTGTTCATGTGGTGTCCGGACAAGAATCCCGAGCATCCCGGGCAGAACATGCAATCGTCATATTGCTGATGAGCTTTAGCTCTTGCTTCGTCGATAGTCATAGCTTAATAGATTACCCATTTGGAGAGATCTTCGTTGTATGCATGGAGGGACCCAGCGAAGTAATGCAGAGAGCCCTTCTTGAGAGAGGGGTAGGTAGCTGCGAGGATGTTGAACACGTAGTCCATCATAGCCTCTGTCAACCAGATGTCGATTGCAAAGTGCTTGAAGAAGTCATTGCTCCGGATGTAGTATATCACGTGGAGCCGATTGTTCCGGATGAGGAACTGGTAGCTGACGGAGCAAGGTACTCGGGTCAAAGCCCCGGCTGTTGCCCGGGTGTCCTCCGGCTCGAAGATCATGACCATTGCTCGTCTGGAGTGCGGGTCGTCCCGGAGAGTCATGATGACATTCTCCAACTGGTGAATTTCGGGTCCCTTGTGGAAGATGTGCAGACGCTCCGAATAGGTGTAGTCGAAGCGACCCTCCTGCCGAGTCTTGCTCACCAGCTTCTGCCACAAGTCCCGGCGGATTTCCCAGCTCTTACCCGGATTGACTCCGTTTCGGTCAAGCCGGTCGGAGAGCTCTGCTCGGCAATATTTCTCGATGAGTTCGGCCTCGTCTTTGAACATGAAGTCGAGCATCTCACGTTTGCCGAGATACGGCTTTGAGATGACGAAACTTACCCCGATGAGTTCCTTGGTGAGCCGGTCGTCCCCGCTGAGTTCTTGGTTTTGGTAATGGTTGACCGGGACCGTGATGCCGGAAACCTTTAGCTCCCGATCCATCTCCCGGATCATTTCGAAACAGTCTTTGAATATTCTACCCATGTCAGTATTTGGATTTAATGCGAAACAGATTTACTTGATACTTCAACGACCAGAGCTCCCGGACTTTGTCTTCCGTGACACCTATGCTCCCGAAGAACATAGCGAACATTGCCCAGATGTTCCAAAGTCTCTCCTCGAAGACCACCAAGTCAACCATGTACTGAGATTGTCTCCACTCCCGGTTCTTGAGGCAGTTGGCAGCCAAACCTATTGTCTTGATCAGCTCCAGTATGTTCTCCTCGAAATTCTCGTCGGCAATATCCTTCCGGAACCCGTATGTGTGACCCCAAGCAAAGTCTGGGGACATACCGTACAGCTGGTAAAGCTCGAGCATAAAATTGAAGGCATCGATCAGCTCCTCCAGCACGTGGTCCTTCTCGTTTTTGTCCTTGGCCTCCATCGCTTCTGTGAGCTCCTCGACAATCTGCCAACAGAGTTTTTTGAAAAGCTCCTGATCCTCCAAAGTGTTGATGTCAAAGTTCGCGATGCGCTCCTTGAAGTATGGCCTGTACATGAGCTGGAGCTCCCCCTGGAGGGCATAGATCTCCTTCCAGCTCTTAATGAATGGCTTAAAGTCTTGTGTATTCATGGCTTGATGTTTGAGAATGGATTGTACTGTTCCGGATCTTCTTTGTGAGAGTAATATACAGCTATTCTGCGTCCCTCTTCTGTGAGAACATGTTTGATCTCATGCACCTCGATGGGACTGATCCGGATGAAGTCCACAGCCTCCGAAATGGTTGAGAAGTACGTAGGTACTACCCCCGGAGCTTTTAACGGCTTGGGGTCCTCGAGCTCATTGTTGATGGCCCCGATTGTGGCTACCATGTCAAGGAGGTTGTCCTCCTTGTGTGCATTGGATTCCCGGGCCATTTTCACTGCCACTTGGACCCAAGACACGTCAAGAGCGGTCAGAGGCTTACCGGTAATGACCGAGGCGATCTCTGCGGCCTTCTGGTTGCATTCCATGAACGGTCCGTATTGTCTCTCCTTTTCCTCCGACCGCTCGTTAATGATTTGGTCAGCGTGCTTAAGTATATTGCTCATGATTTTTTAGTATATAGGTTAGACCCCGGGGAGGGACTCGAACCCTCCTGTACCACTCCGGGGTGCCAAGTGGAGTGACGGCTCCACTTGGCGAGGAGTTCTGACTTACTCCTCAGCCGGTGCGTTCTCCGGTTCGTTCTGTTCTGCTTCGGGAGCTGCCTTATCAGCCTTCTTCCGGCCCCGCTTCGGCTTCTCGGTCTCTTCGGGAACCGGAGCCATCTCGCCGAGCTCCAGGTCCTTCGAGTCGATGCCCTTGCCCCAGACGTGCCCGTCGTTGGTCTTGATGCGGTACTGGATGAAGTTGTTGCGGGGGTCGAGACGAACTCCGATGATGATGCCGTCGGTCTGCTCCTTGGTCTTCGTGCAGATGAACTTGCAGAAGCGACCGATGTTGGCTTTGGCCTTCTCGAGATTGGCTTGGGTCTCCTCAGCCGATACCTCCTTTTTCAGCGGGCGGGGCTCCTTGGGCTCCTTCGGGGCTTTGGTCTTGCGAGCCTTCTTCGGCTTCTCCTCGGCGACTTCGTCGTTCTCCTTGATGCCGTTCTCCGCCTTGTACTCTTCGGTCTCAGTGGCGTTGTAGACAGCGCCCTCCTCTGCCGGATGCTCCTGAGATGCTCCCCTCGATGCGAGGATGGATTCGATGGCGTCAAGCTCGTCACCGGTCTTGACCTTGGCCAACTTTTGAAGAACTTTCGAGCTGTAGCTCTTGTACTTTTCGATAAACTTTTCCATAGTGTTTAGTTGTTAAGTGTAGTGTAAAAGTAAGAAAAAATGTCCAATTAAAAAAATTTTTTACCAGAAAAATTGAAATTATTTTAATCCAATTCGACTGTGATTATGTCCAATATGTTGGAGGTCCTCATGCTATTGACTGCCAGTAGAGCCCTTCGGATCCCCAAGTCCCTCATTGCTCGCTTTGCTTGAGCAATGGCTCTGGCTTTGATTCTTCCGTCGGGGATAGCTGCTTCGTAGCTGTTGTAGTCCTCGTCCATTAATTCGTAGTAATATCGTTTCATTGTCCTTTTGTTTGTACTACAAATATACGAAAAATATTTTTATTCCTACGATAAAACGGGGGGAAAAAGTAGAGGCTAAACCTCTACTTCTTCACCTTTGTAATTTACGAATTTAGCATCCGGATAGCCGAAGAATCGGAGGGACCCGAGGTCTTTGGTTATCGTGTTCAATATCTGGGCGAGCTCCTGGTCGGAGTAGTCTTTGCAGGAGTTGACAGTGTCTACTGCCCAATAGTTCGACTGTCTAACTGAGGTATAGCCCTTCTTCCCGACAGTTACCATAAAAGCGTTAGGTCGGTCTGATAACTTGTTTTCTTTGCTTCGGAATATGATCCAGACTTTGTTGTTGTTGGGACAAGCGGCTTTTGCCAGACTTTCGATTCGGTGTTTGTTTTCGTAGTTCATAGTGTTATCGTTTTGTTTGTATCACAAATATAATACTTCTGCGACAAATACTACGATGTTTTGCGATATTTTTTCAGATATTTTTCGACCCTCGCTTTTACAGCTTCCATGAGAGCATCCTGTCCCCGGGTCTTCGCTTTCTGGGCTCTTATGACGTCCTGGTCCACTGTCTTCGAGCATACCAGTTTATTGACTATAACAACCTCCTTCTGTCCTTGTCGGTCAAGTCGAGCATTGAACTGCTGCTCCAGCTCAAGAGAATAGGTCTGCCCAAACCAGATGATGCGGTGTCCTCCGGCTTGGAGGTTGAGCCCATGACCCCCGGAAGCCGGGTGCATCAAAAGAACCTGGATTCTGCCGGCATTCCAGTCAACGATGTCCTTCTCCGTTTTGAGTTCCCGTGGCTTATACTTGGCGAGAGCCTTCATGAGCCGGTCTCTGTCATGCTGGAAGGTCCAACCTATGAGGACTGACTGTCCCCCGGCGTCCTCAATGAGTTCCTTCGTGGCTTCGATCTTCAACGTGTGCACCTCATGGGCCACTCTCTGTTCATCGTACACTGCTCCATTGGCAAACTGGAGGAGCTTCGTGGACAAAGCTGCTGCATTGACAGCTGGTATCTCTACGGCGTCCCCGAGCTGATCAATCATGCTGAGAACTTGTTCCTCCTCGAAGGAGTCATAAGCTTTTTGGATTTCTGGGGGCATCTGGATCTCGACTATGTTGTCGATTCGCTCGGGGAGATCGAGGTAGTCCTTAGCTTTCATGCTCATGCAGATGTCCCCTATCTTTGAATATATGCGCTCCTGATTCTCTTTGGATATGTCGTATGAATACACAATGTGCCCGTTTCTACGTCCTGGCTTAAAGTAGTTGTCACGATAGTGGGATATGTATTTGCCCAAGCGCTCTCCCCGGTCCAGGAGGTACATTTGGGCCCAAAGGTCCATAAGACCGTTGGGTGCCGGGGTACCAGTCAAACCTACTACTCGAGAGAGTGAAGCCTGAACGTGCTTAAGAGCTTTGAATCGGATTGACTTGGGATTCTTGAAACTGCTGAGCTCGTCGATGACCACCATGTCGAATGGTAGGCAAGATCCCCCGTAGAGCCCGCATAGCCAAGCCACGTTGTCTCTCCCGATGGTGTATACGTCTGCCTTCTTGGCGAGAGCCTCACGACGTTGACGTTCTGTTCCGATGATGCGAGACACTTTAATGTGCTTCAAGTGGTCCCATTTCTCGACCTCCTGTGTCCAGACTGATTCGGCTACTCTTTTGGGAGCTATGACTAATACCCGTCGGACCTCGACCTCTTTAAACATGAGCTCGTTGATGGCTGTCAAAGTAGACACTGTTTTACCCAATCCCATGTCCAGGAACAGAGCACAGTGCGTGTGGCTTATTATGTGGTCAACAGCTTGTAGCTGGTATTGATGGAGATCATTTTCGGTCATATTCCAATGCTAACATTTTACAACCCATGGTCGTGTCTATCACCTCGACCCGAAAGCCCATTGCTTTCAGTTTCTGGTGCATTAATGTCTGTATTTTTCTGGGCTTTTTGCCGAATGCTTTCAACTCAACGAAAACGACTTCGCCACCGGGGAACAGACAGAGCCGGTCAGGGAGGCCAGCATTGTGAATTGCGGGGAGTTTCAAACACCAGCCACCAACTCTCTCCACCTCAGTGACGAGTCGTTTCTCAATCGAGTTTTCGCACGTAGTATTTTTGCTTTCCATAAATGGGGAAATTTTTAGTAGACTTGCATGGCTCCCATTCGGGCATACTCTTCAACAAGTCATTGATTTCTCGGGTCTTATACCGGTCCATGTCCTCTCTATTCCGCCCAAGACATTCGCACCATATCTCAGCAACACACACGTAGTCTCGGGGGGTGGTCCCTTTGGGGTTTAACTCATCGACCAGGAAGTCTCTTCTCTGGTAGAGGTCCATTGAGTCCCAGTTGTCAGGGAGCTGGCGGTCCAAGTACGCCTCAATGATGCCTTTCCGTTCATCCGACTCGCTGTGCGAGCTTTGCTCATTTTTGGCTATTTTTTCTGCTTCATGGCTCAAGTAGAGTTTTTCCTTGGATTTGTACAGGACAACTGCCTCAGCCCATATCTGGTCTATCTCGTCGTCCAGTTCCATGAACACGTCTTTTTTGGCATTGTTGGGGACCACGTCCACTGGCATGAAGCGTCTGTTGCCAGTGGGGTCTCTCAGGAATTCGCTGTCGTTGGTGGTGCCGAAAAAGACGCATTGCCGGGGATATATCTCAGAAGTTCTGGCATACGCTGGTCGGAATGAGTCTTCTGACTTAGATATGAAATGCTTCACTGACTCAACCTCCGCTTTGCGGAGACCGGAGAGCTCAGCTATTTCAATAAGCCATGCCCCCTGGATCTGCTCGAGAGCCTCCTTTCCTTGGACTGTCAGGAATGTATCGCTAAACCAGGATTTTCCCAATTTTTTGATGAACGTACTTTTGCCGGATCCTTGAGGTCCTACGAGCATAAGCACAAGGTCGAATTTGACCCCGGGGTTCATAACTCGGGCAACTGCTCCAACCAGCATCTTGCGGATGGCTTCGCGAGAGTATATATTGTCGTCAGCCCCCATGTAGTCAATCAGGAGTTTGTCTACCCGTTGGATCCCGTCCCATTTGAGTTCATTGAGGTAGTCCAGAATCGGATGGAAGTGGTTGCGTTCAAATTCCAGAGCCATGGCATCGTCGATCTTTAGCGAGGACGTTATGCCATATACGCAACCCAAATAGTTCCTGACCCCGGAATAGTCTACGTTCTTGACCGGCTCCGGCTTAACAACCCGACGCCACGGGAGATTCCCGAAAACGTACCTCTTCCCGTCAAAGTCGTTTTGTCTGAACAGTCTTTTGAACCGGGGATCGTTTGCAAATATGAGGTTGAGGTTGGCATCCGACGAGAGGTACGCTCCCCGAGTATCAACCTCCAGCTCCTTCATCCACTCGACGCTCTCAGCCTCCGGGTCAACCTCCTTTTCGACGACTTCTTCCTGAGTCCGATCATGCTCTGGATCGGCAAACTCGTACTTGGCACTGTTGATGTGGTCGTTGGCAATGGTTGTCTTAGTGTCTGGGTCATTGCGTACGAACTCCTCCATTGCTGACACACTTGGCAACTTCGACGAGGGATCCTTTACCTTGTCGTCAAGGTGGCCGAATTTGTGTATGCGGACCAAGTCAAACGCATTGCAAAGTTTACCCCCACACGGGTCAGTTCCATGATGGGAATAAGCGAACTTGTCCTCATACACGATAAGACCAGCCGAAGCACTTCCTTTTGTGTAAGTGTATCGGTCTTCCAATGCTGACGGGACATAGATGTCGGAGAGGAAGGTCTCTATTGCTTCGGGAATGGAGTAAGTCCTACAAAACGCTCCTATGAGACCCCTCTTTACTGTTGGGTCCTCCTGCTTCTTAACGGCTCTGTCGACAGCTTCGAAACGGGACGAAGCTGTGGGCCAAAGTGATGAGTCCTTCCAATCGGCATAGGAGTTGAGGATCTCGTCAGCATCAATCCATGGACCGTCCTGAACCTTAAAGTAGTAGTCCATGTCCTTCGGCGTAGAAGGCCAGAACATGAGTCGGTTGGTCTCGAAAGTTGAATTGTCGAAAAGGTCTATGCCGATTATCCCGGCAATTTTTCGGCTTATGGCCACATACTCATCAGCCGTGACTTCTCTGCTCAGTGGCATTATTAGTCGGTACCGGGGAGACGCATCCGAGTGTTTGTGAGTCCCATGCAGAACAGCTGCATTGTCAAACTGGAGAGTAAAGTCATCCCAGAGGTCTTTGTGGGCAAAGTCCAAGTCGAGTGTCATCAACTGTCTGTGGACCACATTGGCCGGGCTTCTTTTGCCCCCTCTCAGGTAGCCTCCAACGTATCCGCCTACGTCTTTTATTTTGAGCTGGTCTTCCTTGCTTGCAGAAACAAACTCCTTAAATGTTTCAGTGGTCTTGTTCTCCTCCCCGAGTCGACTGACCAATTCAGACCATTTCAGTTTCTTGTTGCTCCATACTTTTGATCTTGCGCTCAGTCCGATTGCAATATCAAGTTCCCCGTCGTATGTCATTAGTCTTTCTTATAAAATTTAGTAACGTATCCGTCTGCTTTGAGAGGCAACCCCATTGGCAAGCAATTCAGCCAAGGGAGGTCCTCCCCCATAACTCTACACATAGTTTCCAGACAATCCCCGGCTCGGTCTTCGTCTACCTCTGCAATGACTTCATCATGGACGTGCATTACTATTTCGAAGTCTTTCATAATGCTTAGTCTGTACATTGCTTCGGCGAGAAGATCCCGGGAGATTGCCTGGACTATGTTCTCCACCAGTTTGCCCCCGTAAGTCTCTACCTCAGTCCATCCTACGGACTGGACCATGCCGTCATAGACAATGCCAGTCTGCCCGAACCTGTTGGGTCTCACCCGGGGATTTCTGTAGTATAATTTTCTCCCCGCTGGGAGGGCTATTGTCAGATTGGTCCCGTCATGTTCAAAGACGAGACAACTTACTTTCTTGGTTTTCCTGGTCTGGACGCACTCGATGGCCTTCTCGTTCACCCCCGCCCAAAACTCAACAATTTTAGGATTGGCCCGGCGCCAAAGAGCTACAATGGAATACATTTCTTTTTTGGACAGTTTCTTCTCCTTGTCCATCTTCTCCATTGCGTTGACCGATCCCTCATATCCGAGTGCCAATTCTGCCGTCTTACCACGCTGTCTGAGGTCCGATCCTTTCGTAACCTGCTCAATGGGAACCCCGAACATGAGTGATGCTGATGCCTCATAGATCTTGCCATGAGTGTTGAAGACGTCGAGTCGCCACTTCTCCTGAGCTAACCAGGACAGGACTCGGGCCTCAATAGCACTAAAGTCGGCTACTGCAAACATTTTACCCTCCGGGGCTATGAATGCTGTTCGAATGAGCTCCGAAAGGACATTCGGAATGCTGTCGTAACACATTTCGATGAGGTCGTAGTCTCCCTTCTCCACCATGCTCCGAGCAAGACTCAAGTCCTTCATGTGGTTTTGGGGGAGATTCTGGAGCTGGATCATACGGCTCGACCAACGTCCTGTTCTGTTGGCCCCGTAAAACTGGAATAACCCGTGAGCTCTCTGGTCTTTGGCAGCACAATTGAGCATAGCAATGTACTTCTTAGTTGAGGTCTTGGACAGTGCAAGCCGACCAGCGAGAACCTCCTTGACCAAATCGGGAGCCTCCGGATTGTTTTTCAGATATTCGAGGATTTCGGGCTTTCCCAGTGCAGGGAAGTTGAGTCCGAAATTAGTGCTTAGCCACGTCTTCAACTGGTCCAAGCTGTTCGGGTTATCCAAGCCCGTCAGTTCCTTCATCCGGTCGGTCATCTCCTCCGTGTATACCTCATCGAAAGAGATGGCGTTCCCGGCCATATCGAGATCTATCAGAATTCCCCGGTCATTGATGCTTTGGTCTACGAGGTAGTTCCGACGTTCGAACTCCGGGAACGGGAATTGATCCAGCTGTTCCACGATCTCGCGTTCTGCAATCACGTCATATTCGGCATACGTCTTGAATTCGCTCCACTTGTCAGGGTCGTCGTCCGGCATGTTCCGGGTTCTCATACCGTTGGACTTAGTTGGCTTGCACGGGGAACAGAAAAACCGGATTAAAGCTTTACCGGTCGACTTCTTCCCGTGCTCCCCGAGGACCAACGCCTTGGAGAGTTCATCCAGAGCCAAAGGCAGTCCGCAATAGGCTGCTTTGGTCATTGAGCAATACAATTGATCGATCGGGATAGGTAGTCCTATACGCTTAAATACGAGTCTCTCAAATACAGCGTTATGAGCCCATTTTTCAATCCCCGGATCAGTTAAAGCGGAGATGAAATAGTCGGGGAGCTCCTCTCCTTTGGCCAGATCAATCACCTGAACAGGAGAGGTGTCAAAGGCGAAAGACACTATAAGGAGCTGAAAGCCCTCTGATTCTATGTATTTATAGGCGCCCGTGGATTTAACGTCCTCCGGGCTATATGTTTCTGTATCGAAATATAAGCGTCTCGGCATGTTAATTATTGTTAAATTTGTTGCTGGGCGGGGATTCGAACCCCTAATCCCAAATAAGACCCAGCATACCAACCTACATAAGGTCGTCGTCCCACGGGTTCTGGCCGAAGTCCTCTTCTGCCGAAGATCCCCCGGAGAGACGTTCTCCGTCAGCCAACTTCTGGAGGTTGTTCAGCCCGCAAGCAACGCCTTTGTTGCCATTGGTGTTGAAGGCGTAGAAGTTGATCGACGCCCGGCCATAGCACCCGGAGTAGAAGTCCTCTTTTTCGATGATGGGGTTGAGGTTGACGTCCACGATGCCAGGACGGTTGTCCGAGTTGGCATTGACGAACATGTGCCCAGCATACTCCGGATTGTCCGGTCTTTCGGTGTCCCCGTCACGGAGGGGGTTCTTCCACGTCGGGGGAATCTTGCCGCCCAATTTGGCGATGCCTTCTTTGAGAGCCGTGTCGATGGCCTCCTTGACCCGAGCCAGAGTTGCCGAGTCAGTCTTCGGGATGAGAATGGACACCGAGTATTTTGCTCGGTCGGAACCCTCCATTGCCCGGGGTTCCCATACGTTGGCGTAACTGAACCGGACTTTGCCGGTTACTACTTTGGTTGTTGCACTCATAGTTGTGAAGTTTAGTTATTAGAAAAATCGAGTTTTGCTTGTTCAATTCCCATTGCCGGACGCTTGTCAGACTCGGGGACGAGAGTGGGTTTGCCAGGAGCTTTGATGACGAGGTCCCCGACCAGTGAATCGAAGTCCTTTTTGAGGAGCTTCTCGATAGCCGGGATCCCGGCCAGTTTGACAACTTGGAACTGATCCGGGGTGTAGTCGCATGCGGTAAGAACTTCCTGAACTGCATTCTCATCAGTCCATTTCCGTATTGACCTTCCTTCGACTACCTTATACCCAGGGATCTTCTCGCCCGATATGGCTTTGGAGAGCAGGTGCTCAGATACAGCATTTACCCATTCTTGGAGCATGGGGGCTTGCTCGAAAATCTGAGCGAGCTCCTCAGTGGTCAGGAGTTCGGGCTCTTTGAACTCGTGTTTGGCCAAGTCCAGATTGTGGTCTGCCATCTTGCGACACAGAGCTTTGACTTTACACCACCTGCACCAGTGCCCGACTTGGAGTTCCCCCTCCCCGGAGTAAGCGAGAGCTGCTTTGGGTTTCACTACCTCCTCACCCCATTTGTAGAGGTCTTCGGGGGTAATCTCCCATGACGAGATTCGCTCCTGTCTGGGCTGGACAATAGTCAACTTCACCATGTTGATGTCGTAGACCATCTCGAATTTGGACAAAGCCCCGAGAGCATACAGCATCAGCTGAGCATTGTTCTCAGCGAAAACCGGCACGCCAGTGCCAAACTTGAGGTCTATGATCTCCATGACCCCGTCAGCGATAATGCAAGCGTCTCCAGTGCCGAATCCTTGTTCGACCCAAGCCGAGAAGTCCAGTCTCTCCTCCAGAAGAACGAGAGCGTCTTTGGTTTTCCGCAGAGCTTCTGTATATTGGTCCGTTACGTACTGGCAATAAGCCATTACGGGCTCATCCATGGCCTCAGTGTAGAGGTCACTCTTCTTCAGCTTCCGGAGTTCAGCAGACGTAACGTCAACAGGCGTTATGAGGAACCTCGCTCGGAGGTAACATTCTGCCATCTCGTGAGCCAGAGTGCCCTCTTCGGCATACTTGGAAGGCTTACCGGTTTCCTCAACTTTTTCCTCCAGTCTGGCACTGGGGGTGCAGTTGATCCACCGGTCTGCCTTTGATGCCGAAAGCATGGCGTGCTTACGAGATGAATGGTTCGGGGTTCCCATTACGCAAGGTTTTTGAGGAATTCGTAGAACGCGTCGTAGTTTCGGGCATCCAGTCCCGTCACATTCCTCGCTCCCAGTTCAGTGAGCTTTGCCCGGATAGCTTCGCGGTGATTGTCCACCTTACTTGCCAGGAGAGTCCGGATGTCCTGAATGGAGACAGCGGGGTCAGAACCCAAAGAGGAGTTCGCATCCATCGGCATGGGTTCGGACTCCTCCGTCTTCTCGGGGGCCGGAGCCGGAGCCGGAGCTGGCTTCTTCACGTCCTGTGCAGGGACTGGTTTCTTGACGTCAGTCGTCTTAACTGTCACAGGATTTGCGCCTATGTCCTGACAGATTTTGCGGACCATTTCGAGATCCTGAGTCTCTTCGAGGTTTGCCTCGAATTTAATTTCGATTTTCATTGGCTTGATGATTTTTGATTATGGTGTTCAAAAGTTCAATGTACTTGCTGAGGGGTATAGCCGGGTCATGGAGAACGGTTTCATGGAACAGGGACCCGAGATGAAATACCTTCGTCTCTCCTGTTTTGACTGATAACTCTGCTCTGTAGTTCCCGTTTGTCAGAATACATGTCTCTCCCTTAAATTCGGAACTCCATGCTCCTTTGTAGAGGTTGTCTACGGATACCCCAAGCCAAGCTGCTAAACGGGAAACTTGCTCCGAATTCAACAAAGTTTTTCCGTTGAGAACCCGATTGAGAGCTGCTCGAGGGAACCGGTTATCGGGGAACAGAATTTCTGCTACTTCTTGAAGTCGGAGACCTCTCTGTTCAATTAGTTCTCTGAGATTGATAGTCATTGTGTTGTCCATGTTGCTTATCCCAAATATAATCAATTTTCCCCGGATGTTGAAATTTTTTCAATCTTTTTAATGAAAAATGTTTACTTGGTGAGGAGGTAGACCACTTGAGCAATAAACGTGCTCCTCCTGCTTGGGCTGAGGCGATCGTATACTTCTCGTAGAGGTTCAATGGCTTTCTCAAGCTTGAGGTCTTCTCCTTTCTTTTTCAACTCCTTGAGAGCCTTATAGACCCGGGTCCTTTCCTGCCACTCCAGAACGTCTGTCTTATCTGGCCACCAACCCGCCACGGGGACGAATTTGGAGCTGAGCACATAAGCCGATTCGCCATCCCCAGAAAACGGCTGGTGGGTGATAGCCCCCGGAGTACAATTGGGGTTGATTTTCTTCTTGAACGAGATGGGCTCCATGTATGTAGGCCCCTCTCCGGGAAGCTTGTCCATTTTCATGTAATGGAATCCGAACTCGTCTTCGTACTTGAATACTACGTATTTTTCGATCTTTTCCATAGTTTACTGATTTACTGGCATTACCATTATTTTGCATTTCATTCCAAAGTATTGGAAGTGTTTGCCCATTGCAAAAATGTCTTTGAGCTCCGTTTCCGTGTAGGTCTCGTATACCCCTTCTATATTTATGTGGCTTACCCCATTTGACTGTGACAAAGCCCGAAACGAAGTGAATACTCCTTCTACCTGTCCTGCGTTAGTGACGATAATTACTGATTTAATTGTTCTCATAATTTTGTAGGTTTTTGTTTACACTACAAATATAATACTTCTGCGGTAAATACTACGATAAAATCAGCATTTTTTTCCGTTTGTTTTGAGAAGTCCCATCATGACAATTTCGAGAGGGTTGGGTGAAGCTGGTTCTGACTGTATTTGGTCTTCCACCAATTTCTCCCACATTGAGCCAGCTTTAAATCCGATGAATGCCAGGAGCTTCTCCTTTCTTGTGAGAGGTTTGTCGGTTTTAATGCCAAACTGGTCAAGAATAGACTGAATCCCTTCATTGACAAAATCCGACTGATTGGTAACTGATTCTCTGTGAATAACTCCGAGGAGAACCTCTCCCACATTGCTGGGGTCTTTCAGCTCCTTGGATACGATCCCGTTGTAATAGTTGTCCGATTTGGGGTCCGGGTCTGCCGGAAGGTCCCAGTTGAATTTTTCTTCCATGTTTTACTATTCGTTAATTCCATACTTACCGCAGACGTATGCTTCGCCAGTCTTGAAGCCTATGCAGACGAGAAGAGCCTCGCGTTTGGTCAATAGTTGTCTCATTCCTGTGGCTTCGTTTACTACCTTGACCATCTCCAACAAGACAGAGGAAACATGACTGGTTGTTTCATCGTCAAGACTGTTAACTCGCTCCTGCATTTTGTTTATAAGCTCCACCACTTTGTCCGTTTCAACCTCGGGACCTATGAGACTTGAGAAATAGTCTTCTCTGATTGCCGGCTGTGCCGGAGTGCTCCATTCGATTTTTTTCATAATAATTGGCTTGAATTTATGTTCCCTAATGAATGATTCTACGTGTTCTATTTTCTGCTTTTTTAATTCCATTACCTGATTGAGGACTAACAGATACCCGTCCTCCGTAGTTACTACGTCCAATCTGGTTAGCTGAGGATTCATGTATGTGGTCAACATTTCTGAAAGCCTTTTCGTTGGATGAGGTCCTGTACCTATTAATAAGTAGTTAGTATCTGTTCAGCCACTCAAGATATGAACCTACCCAATATTTACCGGACTTGAGCCTAAACACTTCTACGTCAAAATAATTTGGCAAAGTGGCTACATAGGCCTTAGCGGCCTCTCTGCTGGGGTGAAGTCTTTTGAGTCTCATAGCTTTATGCTATTTAAAAATTGGTACTAATTTACCGCTGTCAATCGCGTCAGAAAGCCACTCGGTAGGGTACTGACAATCACGCTCTTTAATATAAATGAAGGTGACGTACTCCTCGATGGTAAGAACTTCGTTTTTCGTTGTAACTTTGTAGGTCTGTGTTTTCATTGTCTTATCCTTTTGTTTGTATTACAAATATAAGAAAAGTTTTTTGAAGTAAAAAATTTTTTGATTGAAAAATGAGAAAAAAGTTGGGACCCAAGGATTAAAACTGTTTGAACCCGTAGCGGGTTATTTTACGTGCCAAGGTTCCGGCATCCATATATCTCATTTCTAATTCAGTTCCTACCATGTGTATAAACGGTCCTCGGAATGAATGTAAAACTTCCATCTCAGCCCCACTCTTAGTCCGGTATTTCTCAATGGAGTCTGACTCAGTTATGGGGTCAAACAGGTCTTCTACGTTGTCTGCCCATTTTCGGGTCATCCCGTTTTCCAGGAGTACGTTCCTGAGTTCCGTAATGGTGCGGCAGAAGGTGTGGACGCCATTGTTGAAGGTAAGGCTGAATGCCCCGGAGGCAAATTTGTTTATCTTGAGTTCGAGTCCCTGTTTGTTGGTGTAAGTGATGGTTTTCATATTGTAGTTTGTTTTTGTTTGTATCACAAATATAATACTTCTGCTGCAAATACTACGATAAAATGCTGGAAAAATAGCAGAGAAACAATAAATTTTTCATTGTTTCTCACCTAAGTGATTGACACTCAATGGGTTAGACCCTAAAATCACCTCCCGAGAAACAATGTAAACAATGATTTCTATATAACCTTTTTATAGGGGTCTTATCCTCTTTAAGAACACTATTATCCAATATTAGAACACATATTCCCTATTCAGGTTTTCCTCCTATATTATTGTTTACATTGTTTACAGGGGTCTAATTCATTGATATTCAATCAATTATGGAGAAACAATGATTGTTTATTATTGTTTCTCATTGTTTACTGCTGGTCCCTGCCACGGGGGCCAATATCCCCGGCTTGGGGGACACAAAAAACCCGGGCTCCCCTAAGCCCGGGACGGAGTAGTTTCCTAAAATTTCCAGCTAAAGCCAACCTCATACCCCGATCGGGTCAGCTCGAAGTCCCGCACATAGGATATATCTACTCCGAAATTCCTGTAATATATGCCTCCCCCAGCCCCAACCTGCCCGAATGAGTTAGCTGAAGCTCTCAGAAAGGGGGACCATTTCGGGGACCTCGTTTCTTTGATTTGTTCTCGAACGGGGATATACTTGTACGTAAGATGCTGGAGAGTGTTGTATTGGACTGTAGCTTCCCAGTCAAATTGGCCAATTTTGGGATCTTTGAAGAATGTTCCAGCGTATTTCCTGGTCGTATTCCAGTCCAATATTGTCCTTTTTACGCTCTCCAGAGTATCCACCTCCTTTTGGTCCTCCCCAAAACCCCCTCCATTTGTGATTTCTGGGGGTGTTTGGGGAACCTTTTCCTCCTGGCCCTTATAGATATATATCAATTTGATTGGATTCCTAAAACCCTCCCATTTTGGAACCAAATCCGGGACTTTGACCTCCCCCTGAATTGGGGGTAAATCGACGTACTTTATAACGGTCTTTTCCTCGATTGTTTTACGCCCGATTATAAAGCCTATACCTACAAGAACTATTGTGCAGAGTACTCTCTTTAGTAAGTCCATATCGTGTCCTGCGGGAGGGTTTTAGAAGCATCTACGTGGATAAAATTCCCGTCGATGCCCATCCTCCGGATCCGCAATGCAATGGCTGCCTGGAGGATCTTCATCCGATTGGGGCCCGAGGCACACCTGATGTCCACTGCCAAACCTTCTGTGTGAGCACTGTTGCCGGACCGTCCTTTGGCCTTATCGTGTTCTTTGGAACGATAAGCACAATTGAGGACGAGGGGGATGCCTGCCTTTTCACGGAGGTCATCCAGGAGATCGAGGAAGTCCTGGTCCATGTCTTCGATGGAGCAAGACGGATTGCATCGCTCGAATTCTTCGGGCTTAAAATACTTACTTGTCTTCATGGCATTCAAAATCTATTTGAGTTTTCTTGCTGACAGATCTCTCCATGTATGACCGGAGAGCCCGGAATATGGGATGATTCGAAATGATTGCGGAGTTCTCCAGAAAGCTCCAAAACTCTGTTCCGACGATGAAGGCAGCGAAGAAGTTGGCAAGGTTGAGACCCCCCAAGTTCGGGAGGACATGCACGTCAAGCATGTAGGCCATGCCAATACCGATAATGCTGAGCCCCAACTTCCAACACGTGTCCCACATTTTCTCGCTTTTGAACACATATTTTTGATGGGCTCGTTTGTGGCGCTTGTAGTCAGCAATATTTCCAGTTATGAAGTCGACGATAATGGCAATACAGACACAGAGGATAAGGACCTGGACCGGAGCTAAAAGCCCCCAAAACCCTACAATGCTCCCGCATATCCATTTTCCCGCTCTCATGACTTCCTCCTCCATATCTGTTAAACTTATAATTTATCACGTCCTATAATCATTTTACGAGACGGGGACTCCTTGTATTCAGTACATGGAGTCAGTAACCGCAGAGCTTTAAGGTGATTTATAGCCTTCTCGAGGTAGGCTTCCCCGATGTTCCGTGCTTCGTTCGAGCTACGGATGATGATGTTGTCTTCTACTCGAGTGCTGAATTCGCCATCTTTGTACCTCACCCCGAAGGCAGTGGGGTTGATTGGATTGTTGACGATGAATCGGGAATACGCAATGTATGCAATGGCGATCTTGAGTCCTTCGCTTCGACCATCCCCGGAACAGCCACCATCATAATACCCGCCTTCCATGGCGGCAGTGTACTGATCTTTTGTAATGGTTACGTCCCCGTATTGGAAAGGACCGGGGCCGGAAAAGTCTGTCTCGTCGAGCCATCTGTAGAGGTTGGCTCCTATGGCATCCACCAGTCTGAGAGTCTCAGCCTCCCGGACATATGGCTCCAGTCTGGCCGGATCGTTGATGTTCTCGGCTATCGGCCGAACATCCCGAAGGTCGTTAGAGTTGAGTATCATCGGGCATGAGTTTTATAATCTCCTCATCGTAAAGACCGTAAATGAGCTTGAGCATATTCCTCTTCTGGATAGTAGAGAGAGCCTGGTCCCGGATGATCTCCAGGATCTGTGTCATGTTCTCCTTTCCGACTCTGTCTGCTATGGACTCACCGGCATTATAGGTAAGAGACTGAATAGCGAAGTCGGGATTTTCCAAAGGAGCCCACCAGTACTCAAAGATCGATACGAAAGTCTCCTCCAGCTGCTGACGCTCCCGTACTGTAACAGAGTTGTAGTACTTGTAGGCATTGGTCATGAGATCAGCCCCAAAGTTAGCCCCCACGTCAACAGCTCGAAGAATGGGAGGCTGCTTGAAGGCTTGACCAATGTTCTCCGGGATGACTCTCTGCGTTACTTCGAATGCTTTGTCATAGTTCTCCCCGGAGAACCTTATGAACTGGGGCACCTCGTCTTTGGACTTACACTGAATGTACCACAGTTGAGAGGTGTTCTCGTCTCCCTGAAATTTGTTGAGCTCTTTCTGCGTCTCATTGACTTGGGACTGGTCTTGAGTCTCGTCCTTGATGTCTACCAAGATCCCAGCTGACAAGAAGTTGGAGCATGCGTTTCTACCGGCTACATTGGCAAGTGCTTCCTCAGTTCTCATGTCCGTCATCTCAGCGATGAAGATGGGGACCGGGTAAGAGGGACTGCCTTCGGAGTCTCCGGAAAAGTAGAGGATCTGGCCATTGTAATTGTCCCACCCCCCAGCTTCTTCTACCTGGTTCAGAATAACCTCCGGATCCGGGTTGAAGAGATGAAACCACTCAATGTCAGACGGGGACCACCGGGATCTCGTCTTGTCTCGGTGACCCCAGTCGGGGTGATATGCCGTCCGGCCAATGAATCCATCGTCGTCTGCCTTCGCAAGTCGGAGAGACTCGAACGGAATGTGGTGAATCGAGCTGACGCGGAAGTTCATATTGTAGTTAACATGGATGGCGAACCCATGCCATAACGTGAAGTCTTTGCAGACCATGCGGAGGATCTTGTCCAGCTTCTCCCCTTCTTTGTTGACCCGCAATTTGTAGATACCCGGATCTTTGAATCCGTGACCGTATACGAAATCATTGTATATGCTCAAGCAGGCATTGCCGGTCTTTGAAGCCTGAACAATCTCGCTGACTGTCTGGGGAAAGTCGTTGGTATCTCCGTATGTTTGGATGCCATACTGTCTCCAGTCCCGGGATTCGAACTGAGGAGCTGATTTGATCTGTGCAACTTTCATACTGGCGTAATTTTAATAGTAGGAGGGACGGGAAGCGACCCCGTCCTATTACCAGTCCTATTTGGACCCTCCTTTTTTGGCTCCCTTCTTGGGAGCCTCTGAAACGGGATTGACTATCCGGTTGTAAGCCTCTTCGATCTCCCCGGCAGACATTTGCGAGTCTGCATAGGCTTCTTTGATGGCTTCCAGATCCATCCCGGCGTCGATGAACTCCTTCACCTCGGTGTCGATGTCGGCGGGCTTCTCCTCGGTCTTCTCCTCGGGCTTCTCCTCGGGCTTCTCCTCGGGCTTCTCCTCGGTCTTCTCCTCGGTCTTCTCCTCGGTCTTCTCCTCGGCGGATGCCGAGTCGAGAATGGCATGGATTGCCTCCATGGCTTTGGAGTACTCGTCGAGCTTGGCGTTCAGCTCGATCTGTTTCTTGTTCAGCTCTTCGAGTTCGGCTTTGACAGAATCGATCTGCTTGCTCAGAACCTGAGCCTGACGCTTCTTGATTTCCACGTCCTTGTCCGGCATCTCCTTGCCATAACGAGACATGAATTTCTCCAGTCGGTCGTTCAGGTCTTCGGGAACTCGGGTGAAGTACGAGAGCGCATCCTTGTTGAATGCGATGTGGTACAGGCAGAGATCCTCCGTGATGTTCCTCGGGGTGAGGATCTTGCTGAACTCTTTGTTGATCGGGTCGTGGAGCAGAGTACCTGCTCGGAGTTCGTAATCTGGGTGTGCTACGTTTTTCATTTGTTGTTCTGTTATTCGTCTTAATGCTAAGTCGGCTTCGATCAGGCAGAAGCCGCATCGGGAAACTGACTTATTCAAAAAGTATCGAGAAAGTTCATCTACTTCTCGATGGAGAGCGGGGTTCTTTTCCAATTCCAATGTATGGGCCCGATAGGCTTCGCCTCTCAGGGACCCATACTTGGATTGGTAAGCTCTCAGTCTTTCGAGCATGTCAGCCATAGCCGTTACTATTTAGGTACTCCGGCGTATGTGGTGAGAATGATTACGTATTCCCCGTTGACATAGTCCTTACGGATGTCTGTGTCAGCGATACTTGCTCCCCAAGTTGTTGCAGTTCCAGCCGAGCCCTTAATGTACTGAAGAACGGGGGGATTTGCAGCTGTTTGGCCAGTGTCGTTCAGGAACACGTAATTTGCCGGAAGACCAGACCCCGGGAATGCCTCTGCTGGCTTGGTGGAAGTTGGCGCAGGAGGCATGGTAACCGTTCCGGAGACGCTGGTACACGAGGACCTCTGCAGAGTGAGTGGCACGTCGTTACCAATTTTAGACTGGCCTTCCGACGGGTAAAACCGCAGGATAGCCGGTACAGTACACTCCGTTCCGCCAGCCAGGAGACCGTCAACCATGAGGTCAGTGGTCTTCTCATCCGTGTTGAAGAGACTCATCGGGAGCGAACCTTCCTGAGCGATGGTGCCGTTGGCCAGAGTTACCTGGTATGCGACGCCGTCGGTCATTTCGGTAGTGACAGTGATTTCGGTGAGCTCCAGACCCGAGTCCCAGCCATACACCTCGTACTTGGTGTCCCCGTTGTCTCCGGTGTCGTTGTTCTCGACGATAGCGATGACGCGGGCATTGGTCAGGCCGTTTACGAACTTCTTGGCTGCTTCCGACTTCTTGAAGATTCGGACGACCACGTTGTGCTGGTGGGTCTTGAGATACGTGCCAGCATTGATGGTGTCCGAGCCAACTGTTGCGTTGGGCAGCGAGTCGACTTCGTAACCAGTGGCACCGGCCTTGAGGATGAGCGAAGAGATAACGTTGTCAGTTACAACAGACTTCGATTTGTCGACGTCCGAGTAGCTGAGGAGAATCACCCTGGCGGTGGTGCCGGCGATTACCGGCTTACTACACACCTGGTTGATGAATCCTGTTTTGATTTTAGAACAATCAAGTCCTGCCATTTTCTTAGATTTTTGAGGATTAGATACCTACCGAGAACAGATCCGGGTTAGTGAGCTTGGCATCCGCCCGACCCATGAGTTCTACGTAGACTACGCGGTCTTTGTACTCGTACCAGATCCGCATCTTCTCGAAGCTGTCGATTGCATCAACACCTATGCCGAGCACGCTCTTCGAGGTGAAGAGAATTCGATGGGGATTGTTGAGCTTCGTGCCAGTGTCTTCCGACGTAGCGATGATCTTGTCCCAGATGGGCATTGCGATGACAGGGATGCCATTGAAGCTGAGAGCCTCCATGCCATTCAGCAGAGCTAAGCGAGCCGACTCGAGGCAGCAAGCGTCCATAAGAGACTGCTGATAGGCATCGTAGACAGACTGGGTAACGAGGATAAATTTGTCAGACTGCTGACGGAGCAGAAGCGGGGCACTGAACACGACCGACTGAATGTATTCCTTGGCCTTGTCCGGAGTAAGCTTCTGAGCTGCGTAAGATGCCCCGGCATTTTCCGTAATTGTTGCTCCGCGCTGGGATGGATTGGCTGTAACCTGCGTGGTAATCTGTTTCCAGAAACCGTTGATGATGGTGAAGAATTTCAGGTCGAGACCGTCCGTAATGATACCACTATCGGTAACATTCTTGGCGTCCTTGTCGTTGAACCAGAACAGGCGGTACCAGAAGTCCATAATGGAGCGCTCCAGAACCTCAATGACGATGTTCATGTAGTCCGTATCCGTGAAGTCCGGAATATCGACGCCGGTGCGGAGAGAGTAGATAGTTGCCGACTGCTGAAGGTCAGTGTAACACTGGGACAGGAGGATCTCCCAGATGCCGGGCTCCCATTTCAGCTTGCGGGTGTTGATGTTCCACGGCTGAGGAGTCGGGTTACACCCGGTGTTGACCACGCCGACCATGCCACCCTCACCGATGTAACCCACCTCGGTGTTAGTGACGATGTCGGGGAAAACTGTGTGAATGGAGTTGATGTCAGGACCCTGAATGGTGTCCTCCATAATCATCTCCGAGATTGCCTGAATGACCCGTCCACAAAAAGTGAACTTGTCCATGTCGAGGAATCCGCCGTTTTTAACTGCCATAGTTCTTAAAGTTTTTGAGTTTGACTACTTGAGGATCTTTTTGGCAGCGTTGACCTTCTGGAGCTTTTCGCGAGCTTCGTTCTTGAGGTCAGCTGCCGAGGGTTCGGGCTTCTTGCCTCCGGGCAGAACCGTCTTGCGGTTCTTCGGGCGGTAGTTGCTACCACGGAGGTTGCGGAGTTCGTTCTCCTGCTCCTCGATGAGGTTCGTTGCCTCGTCGAGCATCGCCTCCAGTGCTGCAACGCGGTCCTCGAGAGACTCGGTGTCCTCCATCTCGATGCTGGTGACGATGTTGTCCTCGACAGTAACCACCCGGCCGTCTTCCAGAACGACAGTGCCCGACGTCTCGCCATTGGCGAGAGTTGCCTCTACACCTTCGGCCAGATTGTCCTCTTCACCTACGGTCTGGAGAACGACCTGACCCTCAGCATCCAGATAGTCGAAGTTGGCGGGAGCGCCTTTCTTGCCATTCCGGAATGCCTTGACTTTGCTCATGAATTTTTCATAAGCGCTTTTTTCGTTTTTTGCCATAGCATTAAAAATTTGGTTTGTGTTGTATGAATTGATTTTGGAAATGAATCCCAAGTCAAGAAGGGATTTGGCATCGTGGATGCGTTCCTCATGCATGACATTGCGGAGCCGTTCCCGGTCCTGACCTGTTCTCTCGACGTAAACGTCAAGAATAGCCTCCTCCTCCAATGCCAACTCCTCGGCAATGCTACGAGCATCGTCGGAAGTGAGCCAATCCCCGACCGGCATGTATACCCGATGGATGAGTGCCCGGCAATTCCTGTTTGCCGACCGGTTCTCTGCCGGAGCTGCCAACAGGATGCACACTGCCATCGAGTGGCATCCCCCGACAATATTTGTGTATATAGTCCTCCCACTCATGCGAAGAAGGTCATAAATCTTGAAGCCCTCCTCAACAGAGCCCCCATCACAGTCAATGTTGATGCACACCTCCTGTTCGTCGGGGTGTTCATCAAGTACCCGGCGGAAGGTCTCCACGGAGCAGATCTCTGAGGTCCCACCCCAAAGCTCCATCATGACCCGATTCTCTTCGGAGTCAATTGCGCCTTTTAAGTTGATGAATATCATGTGCCAAACTATTTCGATACAAATATAATTATTCCTAATAGATATTGAAATACTATTTGTGCTGGATTATTTAAAAATTAGCCCGGTCCTGAATCTGCACGTAGTTAGCATCTTCCCTCCGAATATCTTCGATTGTAGCAATCACTCTCACCTGGCCAAATGCTTTTTGAATTGCCCTCTCCATGTCAAGCCGATTCATGGGCTCCGACGCCTCAGCGAATGATCGGATAGCATATCCCCCGTCCGACCCAACTTTAGTGAACGGTACTCCGCCACCGAGTTCGTTTATGGCAGACAGGAGAGGAAGGAACATACGGCTCGACTTCTTGTTAATGATGGTCTCTCCTCCTTCGGCCTCAATGTGCACTCCTCCAGCGGCATGACTGGGTCCCTCAATGTATTTACCTCTTGCGGCTTTCGGCAGAGGAGCTGCCCAAAGAGCTGCCATCTGAACTGCTCCCAAAGCCGCAGCTGCTGCAATGAACGGGATAGCCAAAGGGAATCCCATTTTAGCCGATGCCATGATGGAGATGGCAGTATTGATGCCAATCTCGAAGGATCCCATTGCCCTCTCCCGGATAGCTTGTTCCCGTTCGATTTTGGCCAACTCCTTCTCCTTCTGTTTCTCCATCTTGATTTTCTTCTCGTTGTACTGGGCCTCCGTGATTTGACCATTAGCGTACATGTTTGCCAATGCCTGCTCCTCCCGGCTGTATTGTTCTTCTACCTCCTGAGCCCGACGCTCCCCGAGAGCACTGGCCAAATCGTTGAAAGCAGTGGCGAAGCTAGATGCTATTCCGGCATACTCCTGGAGCTTCTCGATTCGCTCCTCCCATAAAGACTCCTCGTTCTCGGCCATCTCGAGTTGGATCTGAGCAATGGCGTCCTCGTTTCCTTGAGCTGCTGCCAACTCGGCCTCCAGATACCTTTTCCGGATCTCATACTTGGACTTGTGATTTAACTCGGCTTGAGTGAGCTCCTTGTCGAGGTCCATTTGCTGGAGACGAAGATTGTTGGCTCGGAGCTGGGCCTCCTGCTCATAGGTTTTCTCCCCGGCAGCTTTCCTGGCTTCGATTTGTTTCTGGAGCATCTCATTCTCGAGCTCCAGCTTCTTTCTCTCGTTGTCCGCTGCCTTCGAGAGGTCCTCGGCATACTGTTCGTTGAGAACTTGGTTGAACCGGTCAAGTTGCTGTTTGGTAGCGTCCTCGCGGATCTTTTTGATTTCATCCTGGAGGTTCTGCTGAATCTGTTTCTCGAGCTCGGCTCTGTTGACCAAGAACTGCTCGTAAGCTGCATACTCCTTCTGGTATTCCTCCTCGCTCATACCCCTCACGAATTGGGGAGGCTGAATGTTGGCCAGCTCCTTCATGGCATCCTGGTACTTCTGAGTCACCTGAGCAATCTGCATATCGACTGTGCCTCCGGAAGCTACAGCCAATATGTTTGCTCTCACCCCCGCAAGGTAGTCATTAAGCTGTTTGGCTTGGTTCTCGTAGAACTGCTTGTCGGACCGAGCCATGGCATTCAGAGCCGTCTGATACTCCTT